GTTGAAGCTGGCCGTTTGCGACGCCTTAGACGCGAAGGATGCGGAAATTCAAAAGTTGCGCTGGGATTTAGAAGAGCTGCTGGAGGCGCTGGAAAACTTGCTTAAAGTTCACGAGGGTGAAGGCGGCACGCAACACCATGCGGGAGATATTGCCCGCGCCGCAATCGCAAAAGCAAAGGGAGAGTGAGCGGTGAAAATCTTTACAGTGATTGCGAACCGCTGGGGCGATGACGAAAGTCATTCGTATTTCGTTGGTGCTTACGATGATGTTGTTCGTGCGTATCGGGCGGCTATCGCTGAAGAGTATTGGCGTGGTGGTAAGTATGAATGTGTCGTACACGAAAGTGATCTGAACGCTGAGAACGTCTGTAAGGTTGACGGTGAGAGTAAAGAAGAGTGGTGTGAACAACAGTGCTTGCCAGAAGGACACTATGCGTTAGAAATTATGACTCGTGTCAATGAGCATTATGATTTGTATAACATTACAGCGGGTGAAAACCCATTGGTGAAAAAATGATGGACATAGGCACACTAGCACAAGCAAGACGTTTTTACCATCATGTGTATCATGGCGGACAGTTGAAACTTGAAGATGTTTCTTACATGGTGTCTGCTCTTGAGGAAGCTTACAATAATATAGTAGTACCTAACGAAGATAAGATTGATGAAATTATAATTCAAGACCTTACTAGAAACCTCAAAGATTTCAGACAAGACTTAGAAGAAGAGGATTTTAGATGTTTCTCTATTGACGAAGAAGAAGGGCGCCTTGAGTGTGAAAAGCATATCAAGGCTTTTGAGCTTGTTCTTGATTTTTATGGAGGTTAAGAGTGATGAAGAATCGGCACGGTAAATCTTACTGCTTTTCTGGTCCTTACGGCGATAACATGTATCTGTTCAACATGCGCGAAGAAGACATGAAATACAGTCGCTTTGGTGCAAAGGAAGAATCTGAACGCATTGATCATAATGATCTTGGGTTTTTCGATCCCCCTGGTGGACCGTTTATTCATGTTGGTTACCAAATCCACTGGGAAGAGATTGACGGCGCTACTGAACCAGTTACGCTGACAGTCAAGAAAATTATGGATTGGGGTGCAGAAGGTATCTTCGTAGAGGTTGAGTGATATATACTAGATTCAAAAGTTATGCCGTCATAGCTCAGTAGGTAGAGCGTCTGATTTGTAATCAGAATGTCCGGGGTTCGATTCCTCGTGACGGCACCAATTCCGAGAAGAGTAACATGATTACAAAAGCCAAGTTTCTTTTTATTCTTGTAGCCATGTATTGTTTTCTCATATGGGCACTAGAACCAAGTGACGGTAAAGTAAATCAACTTCACCCGATGATTCAAAGCCCGACAAAGAGTATTCCTCTGGAGCAGCCGCTTTCTCCTCCTCTCTCTTCGACAAAAGCTGCTCCAGAGGATCCTATCTACGAAGAGCGTGAGATCGAATGTCTCGCGCTCAATTCTTATTTCGAAGCCCGCAATCAATCCCTTGCTGGTCAAATCGCAGTGGCTCAGGTAGTGCTGAATCGTGTACGCAGCAAAGACTATCCTGACACCATCTGCGATGTGATACAGCAAGGCCCTACCTACGAAAACTGGAAGGGCAATATTCTCCCAGTCCGCAATCAGTGTCACTTCTCTTGGTGGTGTGACGGTAAGAGTGACATACCTCAAGACGAAGAAACATATCAAAACATTTTAAATCTTGTAACTCAAATTATACAAGACAAGCCTATTGACATTACAGAAGGAAGTCTGTATTATCATGCAGACTATGTAAAACCATATTGGGTACCTACATTAGAAAGAACACTTGTAATCGATAATCATATTTTTTATAAAAACATTCTGTGAGGTAAACTATGAGTGAAGTGAATCTAATTGCGCTGAGCAAGCCTAGCGCAATCACGGGCTGCCATACTGCAGAAGAACTGGTCGCGTATGCGGCGCGAGTGAGCAATCCCAGTAACCAGAACAATGCAAAGACTGCACCCAAGCTGCTGAAGTATCTGATTCAGAACGAGCATTGGTCTCCCCTTGAGATGGTGCATATCACCATGGAGATCAAGACCACACGCGATATCTCACGGCAGGTGTTGCGGCACAGGAGCTTTTCCTTTCAAGAGTTTAGTCAGCGCTATGCGGTATCGGAAAACTTCGCCACGCGCGAATGTCGGCTTCAGGACGCTAAGAACCGACAAAACTCCATTGAGACTGATGACGTTCGTCTTGCAGAAGAGTGGCGAATGCTTCAGCACGATGTAATTAATCACGCTAAGAACGCTTATCAGTGGGCTCTGGATAATGGTATTGCCAAAGAACAAGCACGAGCAGTGCTACCCGAAGGCAACACTGAGACGACTCTGTACATGGCTGGTACGCTTCGCTCGTGGGTTCATTACTGCCAGTTGCGTATGGCAAACGGCACTCAGAAAGAGCATATGGAAGTGGCTCAGAAGTGCTGGGAAGTTATTGTTGGTCATTTTCCCGCTATCAAAGAGGCTCTAGAATGAACGGAAAGAAAGCAAAGTTGTTGCGTAAAGTAGGTAAAGTTGTACGACGAGAGAAAAAACTGTATAATACACTGTCACATCAAGAGAAAGCCATTCTCAGTGAAATTTATGAATCCGTTTTAGAGAAGAACAAGCCGAGCGAAAAATGAATGTATTTTATTTACATCCTGATCCAGTAGTTTGTGCTGAGCAACACTGTGATAAGCATGTGGTCAAAATGGTTGTTGAGTATGCGCAGCTAATGTCTACTGCTCATCGTGTTGCTGACGGGCAGCTATGGTATGGTCGTTCAACTAACGGGCGACGAATCCAAAGATTCTTTCATCCAGATACTTCGATGAATCAAGAATTGTATAAAGCTTGTCACATAAACCATCCTTCAGCCATATGGGTTCGACACTCTGCAGAAAACTACAACTGGCTTCAGAATCTATGGGTCGCACTTGCAAGTGAATACAAGTATAGATATGGGCGTGTTCATGAATCGTTTCGCAAGCTTGAGTATTATCTGCTGTTTTCTCCTGCAAACTTGAAGTCGATTGGTTTTACACAACCAATTCCTGCTATGGCGCAGTATCCTCATTGCATTGTCGAAGGCGATTCATTGACTTCGTACAGACAGTTCTATTGGGAAGACAAACGTCCATTTGCTAAATGGACTAAACGGGATAAACCAGAATGGTGGAAAGAATATGAGCGGAAAGGGAAGCAAGCCGAGACCTATATCGGTCGATAGAAAAATTTTCGAAAATAACTGGGATCGAATCTTCGGTAAAAAGATTCCCGAGAAGATTGAACTGAGTAGTTATTGGTCGGACGACCGCGAGTACGAAGCAATTGTTCTCAAAGAAAATGGGAATTTCATCATCGAAATTTATCAGAACACTGTTCTGGTCGACACCTTGACAAAAGGTATTATTGATCGAAAAGATGCTGAATTAAAAGCAGAATCTGCAGTTACTGAAAAATGGTGGTTAAAGGACGAATATGCCGGCGAAGAAAAAACGGAGTTTTACTCCTAAATCAAAAAAGACTCTTACTCCTCAGCCTGATTGGGCGAAACTTCAACAAGCAAAGACTGAAGATGAACAAATTGCTGCATGGCTAGAGTGTGATGCTTTTGTACACACCGAAGTCACGGACAAAGAATATCTTCATTCGACAAAGAAGTGGATTCGTGATCATAGCGGCTGGGGTCTTTATGAGCAAGCGATTCGTATTCCTGACGTTTACCTAGCTACGATAGGTAAAAACGGCTGGAAAGCGTACAGACTTGGCTTTATGCCAGATCGCGTTAAAGAGCAGTTCAAAAAAGAATTGCTTGATATGATACGAGACGTTGAAAAGCTTCGCGATTCTATGGTGTACGAAGCACCGATTCACCCTTCGCTAAGTGAACTAGAGGATGATCATCATCTTCATCCTTCGAAAGTCAAAGTTTGGCTAGAAGCGTGGAAAAAATATCTCTCTTCTTTTAAAAAGAATGAGACGGTAACCAGAGAACAGACGATTGCTCAAGTTTATGTTTACAATATGCAGATTTATTTGAAGTCTGGTGTCTGGCTAGATTCTCATTATGGAGAGAAAAGAGAAAACAAAATCATGCCTGTATGCTCTTCTTTGGCGTATGATAAATATGGGGTAGTGAAAAGAAACGTCGGTGTTTACTATCCCGATATTCATAAAATCTGGACAAAGGAGTTGGAATGTCAATCACAGGATTAATGATGACGAAGACCAAGTTCTCTAAACATATAGAAGAACTGGTCTCTTATAAACAATTTAGTTACATTGATGCCATTTTATATTTCTGTGAGCAGAATAATCTTGATGAGCAAGATATTAAAAAATACATTTCTGAACCCATTAAAAATAAAATTGAAGTAGAAGCTATGAAACTTAATTTCATTCCAAAAAGAAACGAGTTACCGTTTGAATAATGGAACTTGGAACTTATGAAAAAAGAATCGTCTTTTCTTGGTCTAGTATTGAAGAACTGAGAAATACTGAATTCCCTTATAAAGAGGCTGGTGTTTATGGTAAAGAAGGTACCTCGAGTGTCAATCACAAAAGTAGAAAAACTCATATAAGACATCTACCCATAGGTCATCCAATTTATAAAGATATACTGTCAGACACTAGACTTTCATATCCAGAATATAAAATTTCACAAATGGATATTCTGTTATATGAAGTAGGCGAGTTTTTCACGAAGCACAAAGATCGCAGTCAATATGCCACTCAAAGAGAGTTAAGTCTTATCACTCTTTTAGATCGATCAGATGATTTAGAAGGAGGAGACTTATTGATATATCATCAGGGCGAGGATAAAATACACAGAGGAAAATCAATTCCTAAGCTAAATATAGGTGAGTCGGTAATTTTTAATTCTTCGACTTATCACGAAGTAACCAAAGTTACTCGTGGATGGAGAAAATCTTCGATAACTTGGTTGTACAAAGACTCTTGAAATTTAGAGTCTTATTTGTTATACTACAAGACTATATTATGCATCAAGTGGATAAAACTAAAATACTCTGAATATAAAAAGAAACACAAAGCTATCTTTTGTGTACATACAAGGAAACACATATATGTCTTTTGCAAATCTCAAGCGTAATCGCAACTCTATCTCCGATCTAGTATCCGCTGCAAGCGCAGACAATGGACCCAAAGACACCAAGTCTTATGTTGACGAGCGTCAATGGAAGCCTACTGTCGACAAAGCTGGCAATGGCTATGCTGTTCTTCGTTTTCTCCCTGCCGCTGAAGGTAATGAACTGCCCTGGGTTCGTTACTGGGATCATGGTTTTAAAGGTCCCACTGGTCAATGGTACATTGAGCGCTCGCTCACTTCCATCGGTCAGCAAGATCCTGTCTCTGAGGCAAATTCTAAGCTTTGGAACAGCGGTAACGAAGATGACAAGAACACTGCGCGCGACCGCAAGCGTCGTCTGCACTATGTGGCGAATGTTCTAGTCGAATCCGATCCTGCAAATCCTGCGAACGAAGGCAAAGTTTTTCTTTTCACTTTCGGTAAGAAAATCTTTGACAAGATCATGGATGTCATGCAGCCTCAGTTTGCTGACGAAGCACCTGTCAATCCCTTTGACTTCTGGGAAGGTGCGTCGTTCAAGCTGAAGATTCGTAACGTCGAAGGTTATCGTAACTATGACAAGTCTGAGTTTGCATCACCTGCGCCTCTTGCTGGTGGTGACGACTCTGAGCTTGAGCAGATTTACGAGCAACTGCACGATCTGAATGAGTTTACCGATCCTGCAAACTACAAGTCCTATGATGAACTTGCTGCGCGTCTTGCGCTGGTGCTAGGTGAGTCTGCACCTCGTACAGTTCGTCAAGAAGTATCGATGGACACTGTTGCAGCACCTGCGCCTGTGCGTACTGCTGCACCTGCTGCGATCCCTGCAGTTGATCAAGGTGAAGATATGGAAGAGGAAGATACTCTGTCTTACTTTGCGAAACTCGCTGCTGAAGACTAAACTGTCTGAAACGAAAAGGGCGCTTCGGCGCCCTTTTTTTTATGCTCCAGCGTAAGCGTCTGCGCGCGTACCGTTTGACTGAGTAGGAGAAGGTAAAGACATATCACCGCCCATCATTGTCTGATTGCTGACGCTTGTAGGTGCGTTAGTGTTGTTATTGATAACAGTGATGTTACCTACAGAAGCTGCTTGTTCAGCCACATTTCGTTCCATTTGTTCTCTTCTCGCGGCTGCTCGTGTGCGAGGTCTTCTTATTTGAGCTTGAACTTCTTCGGGCGTAATTGCTGGAGTAGCAGCAATTGGGGTGCCGATGTCTTCAGCAGCAACAGCAGTTGCGCCCGGAACAGTTGGTGCACCAGTAGTATCAGCAGGAAGTGTTGCAGCCGCAGCAGTAGCAGCTGCGGCTTTTCTTTGACCGCGCCCTGTAATTGTTGCACTAGCATTTGGGTCGTAATCAATTTCAAAGCCAAATGATCGAAGCTTCTCTGCAAACCCGTCAAAGCCAAACTTGTCTGCTATGAATGCAATACCATTTTTAATAAGATCAAGCGGCATCATGATCAGCCCATTGATCAATCCGATTATCCCGCCGATAGCACCTGAAATTACTTTTTCACCGAAGTCGCCTTCTTTCTCTTGAAAGCCTTTTACCATACCGCTGACAAAATCAACAATGCTCAATATAAAACCTAAAGGAACAAAGAGTCTACCGACTGCAGCACCAAATGCACGAATAGCGCCGAAGAACTTGCCGAATGTTGCACCTATTTTACTAAAGACACCACCAACGGCTTCTGCACCATCAGTGATCGGTCTAAAAATTTTCGCTAAAGCACCATCCGGATCAAAGAAATTTCTTAATGCAGTGAACTTTTCACTTACAAAATTACCAAACTTTGTGAAAGGTTTGACAATATAATCATCGAAGTAAGTATACGTTGTCGTAACAAGGTCATCAAGCATCGTGAAAAGTCTTGAGCCTCTTCCAAACTTAGTCTCTAACATTTCGGAGATTGGTCTGAAAAGATTTGGAATTTTGACTGCTCTGAAGATTGCTCGTATAGAATCGAAAACGCCTTCAACAAATCCTAAAGCAAGGGCAGGCAAAGTAACTAAGCCACCAATAGCAAGCCCGCCAAGCCCACCCAACGTTGGTGTCGGCGCGGGTCCACCTGCGTCTGGTGCTGCTCCTGGAACAGGTGCTAGAGAAGGTGCAGGTGTAGCAACTGTTTTTATTTCGCGCATCATTTCAAGCATGTCTAGCTTGTCTGCGCGAAGCATTGCGAAAAACTCTAAGAAACGATTATCGATTTCGTCTAATCGTAGATTCGTTTCTTCTTGTTCTTCAATTAAGTCTCTAAGCGTTGCCATTGGCTGCCTCTCTCGCTTGTTTTTCTTCTTCTAAAGCCTGCAGTAACAGAATAATGTATATCTCACGCTCCCAAACCATCATGTTTTCTAATTCTGTTAGTGAGTATTTATGATGCCTTTGTAATAAAAAGTTAGTTTTAAAATGATTTGCTAAATCATCATGAGAGAGGCATACTAAAAAAAACTTTGAAGACCTTTCAATTCAAGTGTGTTGTGTTCTCCACATTTTTCACAATCAAACTCAATCGTGTGTTTGACTTGCGGCATTTCTAGTAGAAAAGAAGAAACGCTTTCGAACTGTTCTTTTGTCATAGACTCAAGAAATGCCCGAACATTTTCTGGTGTTTCATCTTCAATGTCAATTCTTTCGTCTTCTGTTATTACCGCACTCAAGCTATTCGCTAGAACATTAAATCCCATTTCGTTTTCATCACCGTTAAGATCAATATTTCTGTAGCTAGGGTATTTCATTTCTACGGTGATTTTTTCGTCAATATCAATCAATTTGTTTTTTGTACTTTTTGAACATTGTATTTCTTCTAAATTGATTGTATGTTCATTAGCTTCTTGACAATGAACGCAATTGAGATTTATCGTAGAAAGTTCTCCTACAGATTTTGATCGCAATTTGATAAAAATATATTCGATATCAAAAGTCGTTAGATTGTCAATGTTGACATCTTGTTGAATACAAGATTTAATTGTATCCAGAATGGCGTTGAGCATTTCGGTGCTGTCACGAGTTTCTGCTGCCATCATTAGAATTTTTTCTTCTTTGACAAGATAAGGTCTGAACTTGATTTTCTTGCCTGTCGAAGGTATTTCTAATTCATATTTTGGTGTGTCATTTAATACAGGTAATGCCATGATTTAATCTCCATTAAATATTAGCTGCCACTGCTCCCAATACTCCTGCAAGTGCATTTTTAAGTTTACTTTTGGGTTGTATCTTCTCGCCTTCCCAATACTGATAAGAAAATTCTATATTGATTTGGCTGATTTCATTTGTTGCACCATCATTAAAAGTCTCGTGAGTAACACTTATAGGATAAGCGCGATCAAGAGTCCATTTATAATTCTTTTCTAATTGTGTACCAATGTCTAAATCGAAACTTAGATTAATTGGTCCTAAGCTTACGTCTTTGTTAAAGATTGGATAACTTACACCTTTTTCTAATTGATAGATTTCGATTTTTTTACAATAAGTATCTGGGTAAGCTGAGCTATATCTTCCTTCAACATCATCGTATTTACTTAAAGCTAGCTCTTGCCATATTTCAAAATACTCTCTTACTGCTTGATTGTTTAAAACACGAAAAGTCATATTTACATTTGGGTTTACAAATCCATACACAACATCTTGCTTGACAACACCTAGCTCACGTTGTACACTAGTTAGCTGGCGTGATGGCAATGTAACATTGGTGCATAATACACCATATTCGTAAGAACTTGTTTCTGGCTGTAATGACGGAAGATGAACATAGTATAGATTTGTACGAGCAAATCCTCTACCATCGGTCGCGATTGCTTTAAGTTCTTCGACTGTTCCTGATCTAAGCATTCATTATTCTCCGTGAATCTTTGTACACTTGACCCATCGTGCCTTTCTGCCACTGAGCAACAGGCAAGAATGTAGCAATCTCCCACTCAGGTGGTGGAATATATGCTAGTCGACCTTCGACCTGACTAGTCAAGTAATGCTTGAAACAGGGCTTGAAGTATTTAAACTTTGCTGCTCTGTTTAAAAACTCATACGATACTTCGAACTTTGTCGTCTCATCGTATTTCTTATTGTTTGTAATGTCCATTAGCCCATCAAGAAACTTAGCGCGAAGCGGAATCGGCAGATAGTGTACATTCATACCATAGAAACCTTTAGGCGCTGGACCGACTGCGATCACGAGAGGGAATGCGTCCCAGTAAGGAAGTGTCTCGCGATGCTTTGCGTCATAGAAAAACATGTACATCGAACCAGAAGCAGAGCGCGCCCTCTTTTGAATCGGGTCTTCGTTCATCAATGCGCGACGATTAATGTTGCGCATGTTCTGTACTTTACGACGAAACCACTCGCGCGACTCTTTAGTTCGCGGTGTGATACCAGCGCGAAAAGCTTCTTGTTCTACTTTCTGAAAAAGATTACTCATGCTTTCTTTCTACGAAATGGTTTTAGTGGCTTGATAGATTTAGGCATAATGCCCCTGCTTTCAAGTTCTTTTTCTGTCCAAATCTCAAAGCCCCAACCCTGATCTTTCGCATATTCTTTAGCGGCTTCCCATTTATTTATATTCTTAATGTAAGTATAACCCTCTATAATGTAGCGTTTTGTTCTGCGATTGCCAGTCGGTGGAGACAACTCTTTTGCTGGCTTGATTTCAACAAGGACTGTCTTGCCCGATTCGTAGACGATCTTTAAGTCCATAAAATATCGATGAATCTTTTTATCGACTTCATATAGATATGGTATGACAACTTCTTCGCTAGACCAGTATTTTACTTTGGGGTTTTCATCACACCACTTAAAGCAGTGTCTTTCCCACATAGAACGGTAGATCACATTTTTGTGATCACCTTTATACTTCTCTATGTTCTTAACTTTGTATTTGCCTTTATATGTCATGAAAAACTCTATAAATAGAAACAACCCTCGCAACTATTTAGAGTATTTAAATGGTAGACAATAGAAAGAGAGCCCAAGCTCAAAGAGCGCGCAATTTTCAAAAAGATAGAGAGCAGAGTCAAGAAAATCAAACTGCTACCGAAACTGTTGTCATTGCGGAAGAAAAATCAACCGACGAACAGAACAAACAGGCGATTGATCCTGATGTTACGGCGCTTGAAAAAGTAAGACGCGACTTAAAATATCCACTTACAATTTCAAGCAATTATCCTGCAAGAATTATTTTTAAAGCAATTGAAGTCGAGGGTGTAAACATAGGTGAAAAAATTGGTGACAGCTTTTCTTCTCTTGCAAAAAAATTCACAAACTTTTTTTCGTCTGAAGCTGAAGCCGTAGAAGGGGCAACAACTTCTATTTCTGACGGAAAGGTTGAAAAAGGAACCAAACAAAGACTAGAAGAGCTTGAGCAAGCTGGAAATGATTTTAGTCAATCGTTCGATAATGTTAGTGCTGGCAATCTTATTATAGGTACTGTAACGCTTCCTCTTCAACGTGATTTAAGATTTAGCGATAATGCGCAGTACGAAACAGCAAATCTTGGAGTCCTTGGTGGTGCGTTAGAACAAGGAATTCAAGGCAGAAACGCATTTGCCGGAATCACACAAAACAATCAATTGGTCCAAACTGCTTCTGCAATTGCAGCTTCAGCAGTTGCAAAGGGTGTTGGTGAAGCAGCCGGTGCTGCAATCGGTGCGACCGTTGCGCGAGGTCCAGGTGCTGTACTAGGTGTGGCTGCGCTTGGCGG